TTGCTCGTTGTTTTCATAGAACTTGGCATCCTTAACTACAGACTTTATCTGCTGCTCGAACTGAGCCTTATACTTGAGCAAACTTTGTTTCTTACTCTGAGCATTAGATATATTTTCTTTCAATCCGTTTGAACATTCTTCTATCGATAACGATAGTGCTGCGTTGCTTTCTTGTATACCTGTAATAGTAGATTGACTTTCTTCTATCGATTTACGCTTATCGGATATTTGACCATCATTAATGTCAGCAATCTCACGGATGTAGTCTTTCTGTAAACCAATTTTATCTTTAACCAGTTCTACTCGATACTTGTTATCTTTAGCGTCTTCTTTGAGACGTTGCGACTGCTCTTTCAGTATCTGATTCATCTTACCGAATATTTGAATATCAAGTAAATCTTCGATCACCTCACGACGATGATAGGTCGGCAGTTGCATAAACGGAATGAAAGACGAAGAACCAAGAACAACTACTTGGTGGAAAGACTTATGATTAAGTTTTAAGATATTTTGCTCTAGGAACTTTTGATAGTCTCGGCTAGTTGATGACTGATCTACCATCTTACCATTCTGCCATATCTCAAACTTATTTGGCTTGATACCACGAACAACCTTAAACTCTACGTTGCTGATAGTAAACTCAACTTCAACTAATGCGTCACGGTTATTGATGCTGTTAACTAGCTGCAGCTTCTTGATGTCTCTATGAGGTTTACCGAATAAGGCGAACGAAAGAGCATCTAGCATGGTAGACTTACCTGCGCCATTATGCCCTACAATCAATGTAGAGGGGGAGCGGTCAAGGTGTATTTCAGTAAAGGTGTTACCAGTGGACAGGAAGTTCTTCCACCTGAGTTTAGTAAAATGAATCATTACATAAGTTCCATATTTTGTGCTTCAACATATAAACCGTGAACAATATCTTTTATCTTATCTTTGCTCAGCTCAGTATCAACTGCATCAACATATGTATTAAGCATATCTTGAGTGTCTTCAACGTCTACTTCAGAGTCTTCAATAGCTTCTCCCGCAAACTCTTCAAAGGTCTCAGCAATCTTTACCTCATAGGTATCAATAGCTTGTAGTCTGTCGATGAATCGGTCAAAGGTAAATGGGTCTTTCTTTTTCTTCACAATAACCTTAACAAAGTTATTAGCCAACTTATCTACGTCAAAGTCGGAGTAGCTTCTATCCGTATCATCATAATATATGCGAGAGAATATAGTTATAGGGTTCAATACTGGTGTTAACTCACGAGTCTCAGTATCAAATATGTGAAAGTATTTAGGATCGTTAACATCAGTCCAAGTAAACTCCATCTGAGAACCAAGATAATGGATATTATCCTGTTGAGATTTAGTATGGAAATGACCAGACATAACCATCTCAAAACGTTTGAAGTGATCGCTAGACATACCATGTGGATTAGGAAACCCTTTATGCATATCAAAGCCAGCCAACTCGAAATGACCACCCACAATAGAAGCGGAACAGTTTTCGATAAACTTCATCGTAGAATGATAATTGTCGTTATTGATCCAAGGTATGACCGCTATTCCACAACCGTCATAATCTAGAACCTTTGGCTCCATATGAATATCTACTTCATTCATGTAGTGCCCGAGCAACTCTTTCAAACTATTCAACTCGTTAGTATTCTTGAAGAACACGTCATGGTTTCCTGGAATAATGTCCATATGGATACCCTCTTTGCGGAGTACCTCTAGGAAACTATTGCGGTTAGAGTTAAGTGCTTTGAAGTTAATATACTTGCGATGGTCATAGTAATCGCCCAAATGCAAGATGTTGCTTATACCATTTTCTTTTAGGTATGGAAAGAAAACCTCTGAGTAGAAGCGTTCTTGGTAGTTAATGAATATGTCAGACGAGTTACGGACACCGCAATGGGTATCGTTCAATATAGCAATCTTCATAATTTATCCCATAAACAGTTCAAGGTTTTTGTCTTGCTTCTTCTTGGTTATCTTCTCTTGTTTGCTGAACTCTTTTAGGACACGGTCAGAATCTCTAACCTTATCGATACGACTGCGGAGTTCTTCGATAAATCCATTATCACCTATGTCTTCTCCAGATGCATCATGCTGAACAATAAACTCCTCAAAGGACGCTTGCTCAATAAACCTCATTTTAACATCAAACTGTTTCTTCTCTTTCTGGATACGTCTTATGAAAGCATAATAGCATATCTGAGTAAAGTACGCAAACGCATTAGGATTACCAGTACGAGTGGCTGTTTCTATATTGTAATTCATGATAGCTTTCAGGCAGTTTTCTACAGCATCCATAACCATTTCTTCCCGATAGGTATATCGAATGAAGTTAGGTTTATGCGATAGACCTTCAGATATTTTTAAGAAACATGTGGCGATATATTCGGTTACGATGGGGTTTGTTTCGCCCCTTTCCTGCGCCTGCTTGACAGAATTGACGTAATCGACTACAGACTGCGAGAACAATTTATTGTTCACATAATGAGGCTTGTTGGCAGGTTTAGTCATTATAATCTTTCCATTTTAAGTTTGATAAGCATATTATACTACATTATCGCTCAAAAGTAAAGTATTAATTTAATTTAATTTATTTGAAGAAAAGGCTTTACTTTTTGTCATTTTTATAGTATAATATAAGAGTTGTTCGGGGGAGGGTGAGTATACCTTTAATGTAGTGTCGATTTAGGGTCGATATCAGTTTCCCATTCATCATCATACTCATCATCTGTTTCTGGCGAAGCCAGATCATCGTCGGGATAGACCTCACGGAGACGCAAGGCAGTAGCGATGTATTTCTCTTTAGTATTTTCGCTGGCTTTGCAAGTAGCGATTACTGTATCTGCGTTTATGAATACTGTTAATGAATCAGGCTGAACAGTGAACCAAGGAGTCATGAAGATCCTTTGCATCCTATCCTCGTTATAGATGTTCATAAGCAGAGGGGATTCAACTATGTATCCATGATCTTCCATACCTCTTATATAGCCAATCACCTCATTCCCATCTATGAGTTTAAAGTGCCTGATATCAACTTCGTCTATTTCGAATTTCAAATTTCTAGCTCATATATTTTGTAATCAAATTTCTCTTTCGAGTATATCTTTATACGTTCTGCAGCGTGATTTAGAGTATAATTCTTACGATTTTTATGATGTAAATCATCCGCTATATCGTACAAGTTCGTTTCTCGCCCATCGTCAGATTTTCTTAGCCCACGACCAATAGACTGCAACACTTTAACCTGAGACTTTGACGGAGAGGCAAATACAATATTATGTATATTCCTTATATTAACCCCCGTAGAGAAAGTCCCTAGAGAAGCAACCACGATAGCATTCTTTTCTCTTTCTGTGATTTGCCTTACCATTTCCCTATCATCTACATCAGTTTGCCCAGATACAAAGAAGATCTTACGATTCTTATGAGCACCCTCTTTAATAATATTGTAAAGTGGCTTGCCGTGTTTCTCTACTAGGTTGAATAGAACTAGCGTGTTACCATCTTGGTCTAGTGCTAGGTTCTTTATAAATGTATTGCGTTTCTCATTACTTACAATGAAATCTATTTCTTCCTGATACTTAGCTTTCTTCATCTGAAAACATACTTCAGCTGGATACTTTAGTAATAGGACATTTATCTTTAATTCTGATAATGCCCCAGAGTCCATAAGGTTCTTTGTATTGGTAACTCGATAAACTGGACCGAAGTGTCCTTCTAGAACCAAACGGTGAGTTTGAGTGCCGTCAAGAGTACCAGTGGTTCCAATACGGAACTCAGCATCCCTAAGTTTACCCATAATTGTACCAAGTGACTTTGCTTTAAAGTTATGCGCTTCATCTCCAACTACTGCTCCAAATTGTTCAAACCAAGTTGCAGGCAGTTTATAGATTGACTGCCATGTTGTTATAGTAACTCTCTTATCAGAGCTCTTTTCCTTACCAGAATAGATCTTATGTATCTCGTCTACGGCATTAAAGTATTCGTCGTATTCGGAATAGTCCGCAAAGTCAGAAGCCATTTGCTCTACCAAAGAAGTGGTAGGAACTACAATAAGAAAGTTTTTATCTCTATTATGTAGGAAGTATCTCATTATGGCATATATGATAAGAGACTTACCAGATGCGGTTGGAGATAGCAAAAGAGCATTCTTGTTTTCTAGCCCATGACGGATCGCTGTAAGCTGATAGTCTCTGGGTTTAATCTTATTGCCCCCAGACGTGAGGTTCATACTATTGATAAAGGAGTTGAAATCTCCCTCGTCAATAGGAACTTCTGTATCAGGTCTACCGTACCAAGCATCTTGCTCTACAAATAGATCGTAATCCCTAGCACCTACAAATTCTTTTAGGTATTTGAATAGACCTATGGGCAACTCTTTCTTTCTTGAATCATATAACCGTATCTTCCCATCCCACATCTTATTCTTGAACGCAGGCATAAACTGATACCCTGGAACAAGGAAGCAAAAGAAATCGCTCAGTTCGTTCTCAATTGAAGGATCTGTTATAACGCTGAGGAATGCGTGGTTCTTTTTCTTTACGGTTAGAGAATTCATTATGCACCGTTAGTAAATCTGTGCCAGTCTATCATATTCTTAATTGTAGAATGGCGCCATCTGAGATTATTGATTATCTCTTCAAGGGTTTCTATTATAGCCTGAGCCAGATCGATCTTTGCATTTAGCTTTTGCATGTCTGGGTCAGAACGGTAGAAGTAATCCATATCACCCTTCAAGACTCTCAACCCATTTGTAGGGTCTGGATCCCAACCAAGTTTACGAACTTGATCAACGTCCATCTTTCCTGAGTAGTATAGCCACTTATTCTTGAACATAACATCTAGCTGACTCTCGAGATACTTCTTCTCAAGTTTGCTTTTGGTCATCATTTCAAGATATTTTGCGTGTAGGTTTGGGGTAACTCTAGAAGATTCGTCTAGCTTTAAACGATCTATCTCCGAGTCAGTTTTCCACATGTCCATAATTTCTTCAATATTGTACATAATATACCTTGTATCAGTGTTTATTCAATAGTCATATCCGAGAAAGAAAATACCACATCTGCAGTTATATAGGAGACTTCAGTAGCACCTGCATCAAACTCAAGTCCGCCAATAGAAGTTGGTATTGCGTTCTTGAAAGTGAATGTTCTATTCTCATTATTGTGGCTCGTCATAACCATTAATGTTATATCGCTAAACTGATCACCTAGAAGAGACTGGTCCATCACTGAAGCATTAATCCAATCAAAGATTTCTTTGTAGGATTTCATATCTTCGTCGACTATTAGTTTAACTGATAAATCTTCAAAAGTCAACTTATCTCCGTAGATATTCATATTCCTTTGAGACAAGTTTGCCGTTGTAACCCCAGAAGATACTGCTGGGACTGATACGCCAGTAGCAAAAAACTCTAGGTTCGGAAACTTCTGCAGAACCAATTTGAATGATACTGGAGATAAAGAATTGATATTTTCGGGGATAGCTGCCATTGTAATATACCTTTACTTATTGTAACTCTATTTATAAGGCAAAAAAAGAGGGAGCCGAAGCTCCCTCAAAACTAACAATATTTCGTTATGTTTATTCTCCAGCAGCACCAATAACGTTTGACACACCGAAGATACGGAAGTAACCATTCGAACGGTTAGTACCAACAGTACCAACACCAGAGTCATTTTGGCCAGTAACGAATGGGTTAGCAACCATGCCATAACGAGTCTTAAAGCCGATTTTCGGTTGGAAAGTATTCTCGCCAACTGCTTTAACCATAGTTAATGGTACATATGGGCAGTAGAATAGACCTGCGTCATATGGGTTAGAACCACGATAGCCAACAGTTACATAGTTAACAGTTGCATATGGATCGATGTATACTTTCATACGACCGTTAAGTACACCAGCAAAAGTATTACCAGTATCGTCTACTTGTAGGTTAGTAGAAAGAGCAGGCGTATAGTCTAAAAGACCAGAAGCAGCAAGAGCAGAAGCAACATCTGATGAACAGATGATGAAGTTACCTTTACCACGACGAGTGTCTTTAGCGATAGCATTAGCTTCAATTTCGATCTTCATGATCAAAGACTTATACTTCTCTACAGACCAACGACCATCAGTAGCGTCTAGGTCGAAGTGACCATTAGTAACAGCACCAGCAGCTCCACCAGTTGCAGTACCAGCCTGTTTAGTAGCTAGTTTTGCTTTAATGTTGATAGTACGGATAACTTCACGGTTCACTTCAGCTAGGATCTCAGCAGAAAGAATGTTAGCCAACTCAGTCTCAGCGTCTAGACCGTGTACAGCTTTAAGGTCTTGAGCCAATTCCATAGTGTACTCAGCTTTCAACTGACGGCTAGTAGCAGTTACAGAAGTACGATCAATTGAGAACGCCATTTCACCAAAGGTAGAACCTTCACCAGCAGCAGTTGTCATACCAGTACCAATGCCAAAAGCAGCATCTAGATCGATATTGCCGTCAACAGCATCAAGAACATCGTCATCGTCACTATCAACCTGTAGATTGTCGTTACCGAAAGCAGGATCTAGGCTTGAAGAGTTACCATCGTGAGCTCGGGCGGTGCCAAGGTTAGTACCAGTACCAGTACCAGAGAAGTCTGTTTTAGCTTCGTCGAATAGAGCTTCAGAGCGAGAAGCGTCGCCAGCAACATATTCTGATTTCATTGCAAAGATAAGACCAGTAGGACCAGACATAGGCTGAACACCAGCAATATCATAAGCAATTAGGTTAGGCATAGCACGACGTACTAGCGAGATTAATACTGGATCAAAATTATCTACTTGACCAGCTACGTTTGACTCAGTCATAAAGCCTTGTTGAGCTTTTTGCTCTTGTAATGCTTTCTCAGTGTTCTCAAGTAGAGCAGCAGTTACAGCTTTACGATAGTTATCTTTGATTGGTGCAGCAGCTTCTGCGTCCAATACTGGAGACCATTTCTCCGTTAATTTTTCAGATCCGAACATTTTATGTTCTCCTTAAATTTAAATTGTTTTTGAAAGTGCGTTCAAGTAGGCTTGCATAGCAGGCGAACTTGTTTTTTGTTCAGAAGATTCTTGAACTTCTTCTTTGGTGTCAGTGCCAGTAGCTTTAAAGTAAGATTCTTTAAGAGTAGCAACTTTAGCTACAAAAGATTCTTGACTTTCGTACTCTACGCCTTCAGCCAAAGTGCGAAGTTTTTCCACTTCAGTTTCTGCCATTCCAACAGTCGCTTCACGAATGATTTCTTCACGACGGAAATCGGAAACTTTCTCAGCTAGATCGATATTGTCACCAACAGTTTTGTTAAGTTGCTCTTCGAGTTCCTCAACTTTACCAGCTAGTTCGTCTACCATATCTACCTTAGACTCAGGTACTTCAATGTAGTTTTCTACAAACAGTGATTGTAATGAATCAATAAAGTTTTCAGCAATCTCGGTACGAAGACCGTTAGTAACCGCAACTTCATTGGTTTCCATCCACTGCTCAACAACATAATTGAGGTATCCGTCAACTTTCTCTACAATCTCGCCACGAGCTGATTCACTTTCTTCAGCAAGTTTTTCGGCATAAGATTCTTCGAGACGTTGTACTTCCGCA